GCTGTAAAGGTTTCATTTGCTTGAAAAGATCCGGCAATGGAATCATATCCAACAGTAGTGTTTGCTCCCATAGTAACATCAACTAATCTTAGAGTTGTGTTATTTTTGAAGTCAACAACTTTACCAGTAGCAGCTGAAGCTGATCCAGTTACAAGTTCATCTTCTGCAAATGCTGTACTATTCCAAGATTGAACTGTTATAGTTACACATTGATCAATCGTTGATGCGGTTGCAACATCACCATTAGCATATAATGGTTGAGCTACGAGCCCTATCTTACGGAAATCATTGTTTGTAGTAAAGTTTCCAGACTCTCCGTATTCCAATCGACTATTGACCATTACAAAGAATCCACCCAATTCTTCAACTGCGTCATCACCATGTCCACCACGTGGGCCGATAATTGGTGCAACAGCTCCAGAAGAACCTGTGTTTGTAACAATCGTTGCTACAGCGTTACCATAATTGTTACCACCGGAAACAACCACAATATCACCAATAACACCAGATGCGGTATTGGTGGCACGAACATTTGCTCCATGTCCATCACCAGTAATAACGATTTTAGGTCCAATGGAATATCCATCACCGTCTGCGGGAACATTGGCACTTGCTAATGCAGGTGTAAAAGTTACAACATCAGTACCGGCTTGGTAATCTGTAATTGTTCCACCTTTACCTGTAACACCACTTGCGGAGTCTGAGGTAAAGTAAATGTCATTATTAACGATTTGATCAGTAGCCAAACCTGTACCTGAAATTTTACAGGTAGTTGTGGTTTCTGTGTGTCCTGATTGAACTGTTCCAGTTTCGAATGTGTAAGAACTTCCAGCGGTTGTAACATGAACCACTTCAATGGCTCCATTACCTGAAGTATTTGCTGCAATTTCAACATCATACTGAAACGATGAATCAGTAGTATTTGCTACTGCACCATTTGCTTTACGTACACGTTGTGTAGGTATATAACTCGGTGTTACAAATTTAAGAGCTCTTGCGGCTGAGATCTGATACATGAACTTCCATTTATAACTATCAGCAGTTGTGATAATGGCTGTTCCTGTTCCAGTAGGTTTAGTTGTAGATGTTCCACCAGCATTGTTGTTGGCAAGACATTTATATACGTTATAGTCATCTGTCATCACGTAAAATTGTTGATCGAACAGAGCATTATTTGCATGACTGTATGCATAATAAGTTGATGATGTTGTCCAATTATAACGTGGTGCTACATGACTTACATCTGTAGATCCGATTTTCTTAGCCGCAATCATGTCTCTCCAGTGATTGTAGACCGTATTAGAAACGGAATCGGTAGGGGTAGGCGGGGCTGTATCATCCGCCCAAGCAGTTACTTTACCAATAAATAAGTACATATTAGTATTGAGTAACCCGCTTGCATCAGTTATTGCAGCGCCAGAAGTTGTAGAAATTTCATCGAAAGCCTCTACAAACTGTTTGGCGTTATGAATTCTGAATTTATTGGTTACTATAGCAGGCATTTCGGTTTTCCTCCAAAGTGTTTAATTAAGTTAAAAATCAATGATTCCTCATTGTTATATTTATATCTTTTTTAAAATTTAAATTTGTCAAAGTTGATATACAGAGTCAGTTAATCCACCCGGCATACATTTTCTAGTTACAGTCAAAGAAGTATCATTAGTAATAGTCTTCACCATAAAAGCTTGTGGTTCCAATATTAATTGTGTAGTTCCATCTTCCCAAAGCATATTATTATTTTCCCATTCTGGAGCTTCTCGTTCAATCGCTCCAGGATAACCAGCAGTATTACTTTCTGTGGCGGTTCCTGAACCGGCATTAGTATCGCCAGTTAGAAACCAATAACTTTCAAGATTAGTATCCCAACCTGAATATTCTCCTATCACACCGGTATGACTACCATGTGGGGAAACATTAGTATCTTCAGCAGTTATTAACCATCGAAAATTTCTAATTTGACTTCCCATAAAATCTGCAGCGGTAAGTTGTTCATTTTGTACATGAATAATTCGTATTTCTTCGTGTTCTATTCTTTCATCAGTCTCTAATAATACTCCTCCACCAGTATCTTCAGCTATAATATTTTCGTTTTGTGTTTGAAATTCTTCTCCAACTTTAAGTTGTGTAGTAAATAAAGATCCTGATCCGGTTCCAACTACTCCCCCATCATCAAAATTGATTGTACCCCGTAGTCGTGAAAGTATTCTACTATATCTATATGAAGGAAGAACCGTCCAAGCTTGATGTGGTGTAAAATCTGCACCATAACTTTCTGATGGTGTTTTAGATGTTTCTAATAATGCTCGCGCTGTTCCCTGACCTACTCCGGTTGAAGTGAATTCTTCTTGCGAAAGAAAATCAGATGCATTATTATCAACAGTCCCTCCAGTTTGGAGAACATCTTCCAACAAAATATAATCTAAAACCTCCCTTTGAAGATTCATCATATCTTGATTCAATTCAGGAAAATCTTCATGAAGTAAAAAATCTTGATTTGTTACAGGATGTTCTAAAATTATTAATCCTGTATCATCTTCTTGTGTAAATTTATCATCAACAAATCCTAAACCAATTGAATCCCATTGTGAAACATGATGTGGCCTAAAGGGTTGCATACCATAAGTTCTTGTAAGAACCGTATCTTGCCAAGTTGATATAAGATCTCGTGCGTGGTTTGCCGGCGTCCATCGTTGTAAATCGCTCGGCGCCTCTGATGTGGTATAATGTTTAACAATAGTAGGTGGTTTAAATTCAAGATCATCTAGTATAAATCTTGATAACGAAATTGCAGTTTCATCTCCTTCTTCAATAATGTGGTCTTCATCTTCAAACTTTAAGTGATGTCCAAGAGAATCGAGAAGAGTATATTCTATTTCACCAGTAGTATATTTGAAATAACCTTCTTCTAGTTGCGGAATGGATTCATCTTCATAAAGATAATGGTATCCATCTTCCATTAAGGTATGTTGGCCAGTTCCTAGTAGAGTCTCGTAATTCTTAACCTTATATGCTGCGGTTGCATCCGTCACTACATGCTTATGTGCAAATTTACCTTCTTCAAGTATATGAGATGCATGAAAATTTGGAGCTGCACCACTATCTTCAAACGCAAGCAATGTTACTTCCAGATCTTCCATTGTTAGTCGACCTGTTGGAGAAATTAAAGGATCGTGTATTATAACAGGTGTCTTTGTAATTGGTGGCTGTTCAGAAATCAATTTTGAGGCCAGCCATGATTCTCCTTCACCAGCAATAAAATCTAAACCATCTTCTGTTTGAAAACCTCCCCTTATTGAATCAATAAGAGAGAATTCTAATTCTCCGACAGTATATTTGAAATAACCTTCTTCTAGTTGTGGAATGGATTCATCCTCAAAAAGATAATGATACCCATCTTCCATTAAGGTATGTTGGCCGGATCTTACGTAATAATTTTTTTCAATTCCAACAGTCAGGTCTTTTACGTGACTTTCTTCAGTAACCGGCCGAGTTCCATCTTCATATCTTAAATATGTAAGGCCGTCTTCTGTTAAGAAGTGCCATCCGGTTGTATCATAAAGATTAAATTCAATTTCACCAACTGGGTCTTGTACTTGACCATATTCAATAAGCAATCGTGTATCGTCTTCATGAACAACATGGCTTCCATCTTCTGCAATGACATGCCAACCAGTAGTATCATAAAGATCAAATTCTACTTCAGCAATACTTTGGCTTATACCATAATAATCCTCAACCATGATGTAATTATTACCTAAAGCACTGTCTTCCTCAATTATATAATCACCATTTTCTGCAGTAATTGCATTATAAATTATTCGTAGGTCAAATTCTTGTTCAAAAGAACTATCTTTTGTAATTGGAACTGTATCTAAAATTAATATTCCACCATCTTCATACATGAAACGATCTAAACCACTCTCTCCAATTAAGTGCCATCTCGTTGAATTGTAAAGAGTTGGCATCACATGAGTATCTACAATTGGAATACTCTCATATTGGTGATCTGGACCTTGTGTGTCTTCTTCAAGAGAAATAAATCTTTGTGGGCCATTACCTTGTCCTGCAGAAGTTTCATCTAAAAGATAGCCCCACCCATAGGCTCCATTATCATCTTCAAGGAGTATGTCACTATTAAAACTTACATCAATGGATATAACTCCTGTCTCAGCTTCAGGAAATTGAATTGATGGATAGAGATATGCCCCTCCACGTTCAAGTAAAATCTCAGTACCATCTTCATTTAGAACTCCACCACTAAAGGGAGAATCCCAATTTGTTACATCCGCACGAAAAGTATTTGCAAATGATATTGGTTTAGATTTCAGATAATTTGATGGTTCACCTAACAGATCGTCACCGGTTTCCATAAGAATATTGTTGCCGGAGATCTGGTCTTCTAACTGGATATAAAGATATCCATCATACATAGATTGGCCGGGTATATTCAAACTACCAAAATCTGTTGATGGAGTAATAGTATATGTGTTTGTAGTGGGTGCTGATGTAACCAAATAATTTTTATTGAACTCTAGTGTAGATTCATCTCCAGAAAACTCAACCGTATCACCGGTTTCTAATCCATGTAATGTTTCTGTAACTACATACATTGAAGAATTAGTTCGTGCTATAGATGAAATTTCTACATAATTTTCCAGCTGGAGATTTACTTCATCAAATGTCGCGATCCTTGCATTCATCGCTTGCCACGGATGGTTTGCAGTATAAATTTCCATCTCATTATTACTACCATAAGATTGAAATTGTGCGTTTGCAACAGCAGTATTAGCTAACAGAGTAATGTTGTGATATTTTCTTCCTTCATTATCTAACCCAGCTTGTACAATAGTTCCGAGACTATCAACATTTCCACTTGCTCCTGCATCAAACATTTCTACAGATATTGAACCTCGTATAGCCAATTCACCAAACATTATTAAACCAGAGGGATGGGTCAATCTTTTTACTGAATTACGATAATCGTTTACATCAAAATCTGTTTTTAGAACATAAGAAAAAGCTTGATAGTATTTGTTGTCTTGAATTTTTGGTACACCACTAAGTAATCCCTTTGTATCGGTATAATATCCAGGATATGTTGCATAAGCACCCAGTCCTGCAGTAAGTTCGGCGTTTTGATCACCAGAAGTAGTTGAAAGATTTGGAATAGAAGAATATCCTGCACCAAAATCATAAACTTCAGCAGATTGAATTGCACCAATTGCAATGGCGGAAACTTCAATTACGGCATTATTACCTTTTGGTGAGGTATCCATGTAAACTGCATTAGATGTTGCAAGCCATACGGATGAAACTGGCATTGCTCTAAGTGAACCGGTCGGAGAAGTTACTGCTGTATTTTCTGGTAAAGTATAAGTGTAAGTAGTATTGTTTGCAACAGTAATTGGGTACATACCATTAAAGATAGCAGTTCCAGATCCAGTAATCTTAACCTTATCACCTGACCTCAAATAGTGTCCGGATTCTGTTACAGTAACCGTTCTATTTCCCGAACCACCTGCGGACATTGTAATGGTACGATTTATTCCCCATGTTGCAACAGGATTATAACTGATTGAATATGTGTTACCTGCGTTTACTGTTTTTGAATCTGCTACTGTGAATGATGTAGCATTAGTATATCCAGTTATTGTAGAGGTAGTATCATCGTGATAAGTAATAGTTCCACGAACAAAATCATTTGGAAATACAGTACCAACTCCTGTAACTACAAGCCCCGATTGAGCCATAGTTCCTGTGGCATATGTGGAAAGAGAATTACTATATGCAGTAACACGTTCACCTGAAGTTTCTTCTGTATAAAATCTTGACTGGTCTGATTCATTACAAATGAGATCAAGATCTTCCATCATTAAGAATTCTACAGAAGTTTCTACCAAAAAACATCCACCCCCACCTTGAGCTGATCCAAGTCCAGAATGAGGACCTTGACCAGCTGTAAAATCTTCTAATAAAAGTTTTTCATGTGAATAACGATTATTATGAAAATCCTTTTCTTCTAATAATATAGCTTCTGTAACACTACCAAAATCTTGAGCGGTGGTCATATCTATTCTAAGAGTAGTATTACCATTAGCAATGTATGGATTAGAAGAGGGTAGAGTACTCTTGTCTATAAAATCAAGAACTCTTCCTCTTGCAGTACAGTCATCATTATAGAGTAAAGTATTCCTTGTGATGTTATTCGCGTTGGCCATGTACGAAAGAGTATAAGTTTCCTTATCTGGTAACTCTCCTGTGCCAAATCCAAAAACTTTCTCCGTAGCCACTCTAATAACAGTAGAATTTGTAACTGCAGTTACTCTATCTGTAGCTCCATTTGCGTATGTAAGTGTAAGTACTCCAGAATTCGCATCAGGAAATGAATCTTCACTAGTTAAGGTGACTACATTACCATCTTGTGCAATTGTTCCTGCGGCAAATGAATGTAAATTTATATTAAGTAGGGTGTTAGGAGCACCCAATACATCTAAAGCATTTCCTAAAGTTGGAGTATAATTATTAGCAACACTAACAGGAGGTGATGTTTCATATTGACCCCCTCCTGATGTAAGAGCAAATGTATTAATTGCTCCAATATCAACAGAAGTCATACTGAGGGCGCCGGTAGTAACAGCAACTACATCGGGGTTTGCACCATGAGCATCAACCATAGTAAAAGTATTAGTTGTTACAGCGGCGGGAGTATTACCGGCTTGAAAGGTAACACCATTATGCATATTATGTGCGTCTGCACCTGATCCTGCGGCCGCAGCTCCCAATTTAGTAAATTTATTATTATATACTATAATATTATCATCATTAACAAAATTCTGTACAGTCAAGGCGTCTATATCATTATCACGATAATAAGAACCAACTGAATATAAAAATGCGGTGGTATTGGCACTAATAATTGTACCCCAATAAGTATTACTTGCATAATCAACGCTGAAGGTTTGACCTAATCCAACTGTGTGAGTATCCCTAACTGTTAGAACAGTATTACTGGAAAAGCCGGTGACAATATTAGTATTAGCATTTGCATAAGTAAGTTTACCACCAACAATATCTAATTTTTCATTATCAGAGAGGCCTGTTGAAAGAGTAACAGTTTTTACTGATTGTGTAAGGGTTACACCTGATGTGTTTACACTTGCAACCTTCGCAATTCTATCTCCGGCTAATATATGTGCGGTAGCATCATAGGTGCCTGTAGAACCATAAAGTTTTGCGGTGTTTGTTTTAATCCCCGCAGAAAATGTTAGAGAAGAATTACTAAACAAAGATGAATTAGCATTATGTCCAATTAATCCGTATGAATAAGTTGCAGCAGCTATTTGGACAGATTGATTTTCATTTACAATATCTGTATTTCTTAAGATCGCACCTGTCGGAATAATTGATTGGACTTGTGCTGCAGCTCCACTTCCACCGGTTCCATCATTAATAAAGTCAACTTGATCTCCTACAGCATATCCATCTCCAGAATCTATAACATCGATACCCTCAACAACAGAATCTAAAATAGATGAAACTCTCGCACGTGCGCCTTGGCCTCCACCACCAGCAACATGAATTTCATCACCGACTACATAATTGGTTCCACCAACATCCACAGTAACAGTTTGTAAAATTCCTGTTGTGAGTGCTGTTGCAAATAATCCATCTATATCAGTTTCAGATGTAATTATTTCACCGGGCTTAAAATAAAACAGGGCTCCGTCAACAACTCCCTGAACAACATCTGATAATGTTAATTCAGTAATTTCAAGAGCTCCAGCAAAAGAAGTAAGTTGTTTTTCCACCATAGCGGTACACTGGGAAAGTGTTCCCGTGATTCTTCTACCAGTAAATAAAGTAATATTACTTGCACCAGATGTTACAATTTTAATTGATTTATCAAGTGCCCATCTTCCATCAGACAGTTTCAATAGATCTGTTTTGGGATAATAAAATTCTATATCTTCTTTATTAAACAATGATTGAAATAACCAACTAAAAGAGGCCTCGTTTCCTTTTGCCCTATAGACCTGCTTCATTCTTTTAAGAAGTTGTCGTCTATCTGTAAGTGCAGTTTTTGGGAGGTTTGTATAAAATTCTTTTTTCCATGCATCATCAATAAGACCTTCAGTTGTAGTATCAATATCTTGGTCTAAAGATAATTCTCTTATTGCGGCGGAGGGAGCTTTTGTACGAAAAGAATCTACTGATCCTGTGGGGAATATTCCATCAACAACACCATTTGCTAAAGTGCCATATGAACCGGTGACACTACCTGTAAGTTTTTCTCCATATTCAAACCCTGCTTCGCTAGAAGATTTTACAAAAGCAATAGTATTACCTTTTGTACCGGAAACAACTGCGGTTGCTCCACTTGTATTACCTGTAAGGGTTTCTCCAAGTGAGAACATGAGATTTGCATTGCCGGCCGTATCACGGTCAGAATCTAATTGAATAGGAGAATCATCTTCTAATGTAACATAAATTGTACCATCTAGGTTAGTTTCAGCTAGTATCTTGTCTTCATCAAATGTAAATGAGGTGCCAAAATAAAGTTGGTGGGATTCCATAAATTCATAGTATTTTTCTATGAATTTTTTGAATTTCGGATGTGCTTGTGTTATAAACTCTGGTAACTGAGTTTCTAATAAAACAGATACATCTTTTTTATCTTTGACTACAGCCACGTTTAATATCCAGTTGAGAGGGTTGTACCATCAGTAGTTGCTATAGTGCCTTCTACATACGTACCTGTTCCAGCATCATCCAACATGGTAATAGTAATATCTTCTGCTTCGATTAAGATAATTTGTTCTCTAAGAGGATTAACATCTGATGAGGATGGTGTAACAAAAAACTCTAATGGTGTAGTATTTCCGGTAGTTTCAGAACTTACAGAGATTGGTTTATAATCTTTAAGTTCCATTTTTCCGGTAAGGTAAGTCATTGACCCTACATTATTATTAACAATGATTCTATCTTCTCCTGAAGTTCTATAAACTTCAAGAGTTCCATTATTATCCTGTACTCTACATTCATCCCATAGTGTATTTGCAGAATCATAATATCCAAATTTTCCACTAGTTACTGCACCCCAAAAAGTATTTGAGGGGTGATAGACTTGATTAGAAAATGGTAGAGTATAAGCTCCGCTCGATCCCAATAATGGATAAAGAAATCTTTTTAGTTGTAGAGAAGTTTGATTACTTTTAACAGAAACTTCCGCTTCATCAATTGCCTGAATTAGTTTTGAATATCTAAATGATTTGTCAAAGTTTTTTAAATTAGTATTTCCAAAATCTGTAACTGCGGTGGTTACTGTTGATTTAAGTACTGAAGCACTATTTGTAGTTTTACCGGAATCATATTTAACTGTACTATTAATTTTCAAATACATATAATCTGGATCTACAACTTCTGGGGTAATTCCAACAATATTTCTTTTTGCTAATATTTCATCTTGAACATACTTTTTAGAAGATTCTGAAAGAACTGTTCCAGATGTTGGTTTAATAGCTACATAAACTTTTCCATAAATTGGAGGATCTGCATCTTCTCCACCCCAAGCAACAACTGCTTGTGCGTCTCCATAATCTCTTTTAACTAAAGCTACATAATCATGAATTGTGACACATCGATTTTGTGCATCAAAATTTTTGGGGGCATTAAATTTAATCTCTTCAATATCTGCGGGCAGTGCACCACCTGAAGCAAAAGATATGGTTTCTATTTTTACATTGGAATATCCACCAATATCAGACACAACCGAAAATGATTTGGCCCCATTTGTTTCTTCAGCATCACACGTTAAACTTGACAATATAATAATATTTCCATTTGCTAATGTTTTTCCTAATATCCCATCACCAAATTGAATTTGATATTTTCCATCTTCTACTTCATCTATAAAATAAACTCTTGAACTAGAATTTACGGTGGTGATATCAGTAGCTTCTGTATATACTGTTGTTTCAGTATCACTAACAGATAATTGAACCGAAACTTCTAAAGTACTTATATCTGTATTTGCATTAGGAAGAATAAATTTTTGATCTGGATCACCTGTATTTGCTGTATATCTAAATGTTGAAGGTATCCCCTGATTAAGATCTACACTATCTACAGTATAAACACCATTAGCATTAATGTTTACGGAATGTGAATTAGAAGTACACCAGATATATGATATACCCTCTACATCGCCCTGAAATTGTGTCTTTTTAGGAATACTTATAGAAGCAGGCTTATCGGTTGGAGTAATAGTAAGTGTAACTGAGGCCAATGATCCTTGTGCTGAGCGGGGCCGATATCCAAGATGTTTTGCTCTTGCCACAACAGAATTTCTAAGAGAAGCTGAATCTAAAAACATCTCATTAGCAACCATATTTGCATAATATGAATTATAATGAGTATTATATGCCATTATGTCAAGAAGAACATCAAAAGAAGATCCTTTAAAATTATATCCTACAAAATCAGTTTGACTTGTTAAAAATCCTGTGAGATTTTCTTTGATCTTAGCGAAGTCTAATTCTGATATATTAAGTTTTCCCTCTGAACTTGCCATGTGTTATGTCCTTTGTAAATAGACTTCTAGTGTCGTTTCTTGTATATCATTATCTGGTAAATAAACTATAATTATTTCATATGCGTTTTCATCTTCTTTAGCTTTTACAGTTATATTCGCTATTCTTGCTCTAGGTTCATATTTTTCTATAGTATGTCTAATTGTCTTTTCTAACCTAGAAGATGTAAGCTTACTGAAATTCTCAAATAAAAGAATTCCAATACCACTATCTATTGATGGTTGAAATAATCTTTCATTTGCATTTGTACTTAATAGGTTTCGTATAGACCTACTAATAGCTGTTGATTTTTTGACAGTAGACAAATCTCCATGAGATGGATGTTTTGTAAAATCCATGTCAAAATCAACGTAATCTTTTCCGTATGTAGTAGCCATATCTTGCTCTTAATATTTAGTTAAATTAAAGTAATCCTAATACCAGTGCTAATAAATCTATTGGGTTTTTACTACCCCCTCCAGCAATAAGTTTATCCCCCTCTGTACCGACAAATAATAGTCCTGCTGCATATCCTAAAGGTGGAATTCCAGTTGCACTAGAGAGTTCATCCTGTATTCCTTTATTACCCCCGTTTTGATTTGGAATGTAAAGGGCATATACACCTTGTGATGGTAATGTTATTTGAAAGAATTTTAAAAATTCATCAATGAGTTTAATCATATATTCCAAAAATTCTTCAACCTGTTTAATCATGTCTATCATGTCTTGAATAAAAGCATTTGAATCTGAAATCATCCCCTTTAATTGTAATACAAAATTTTCTAATAGTTGAAAAAATTCACCCCAGCCAGGAACAATATCTTTAATTTTAATCCCCCCAAAATCAGGCGGAGTTGAATCTGGAAGAACCATCAACTTTTCCATTGAAACTATTGCCACCTTTGGATATATTCTACTAGCTTTAGGTAATTCTGTAGTGTCTTGACCCTTGAAAACATAATTAGGAAATACATCATCTCGAATTTCAGGATTGCCCGACTCGCCTCTTTTTTCCATCTCCAGAACCATATCACCAGTTATCCAGGGGTTTAGTCCATCAATATTTCTAATTGGATTTACTATTACTTCCATATCGATCCACCGATCAACTGGGTTCATATTATAATCTTCCATTACAGAAGTTATATTTCCCTCATCATCTGTATCTCCCACTGCTTTTCTTCCTATCATTAATGTTGGAGTCACAGAACCATCAATGATCTCTACGATTTCCCCGATACTATTATATATTTTTCCTCCTATAATATCACCCACTATAAACGATTGATACTTAGTATCAACTTGAGTTAATTTAACTGTTACCTTATTTGGAGTAACAATCTCTGTTAATGCATCTAATAAATTTTTACCTGTATCCGATGCAAATTCAGGAATATCAGAAAACATTTTAGAGAACTGATTAAAGACATCATAAAATGATTGAAAATCTGAAGCGGCAATTATTATTGCTATTGCCCCAGAACCACCATCAAATTCTGTATTTCCTAAAATATTAGGTTTACCTACGCTTTGTTTGGAATTAAGAGCCTTTCTGGCCGCCACATAATTTTTAATGGTTGAACCATTTTCACTGGCTTTGCCCAAATCGAATAATTCTAATCCAAAATCTATCTTAGGGTTCCATCCTATATAAGCATTTCCATCATCATCATATACTACTTCTCCTGCTTTCGGTGCATCAGAAACCGCACCCAGTAATTTATATCTGGGAACATCACCCTCATCATCAAATGCTTTTACAAATTCTTTAATTACTTCTTTTGTGTTAAATGTGGGGAACTTACTTACTCCCCCATCAGATGAAGACCTAAGAGGATCTTGTAAGGGATTATCTCTATCAAATCCACCAGGAATTAGTTTTCTAGGAGAAGTATAATGAGGTTTTGCTTTTTCTTCATTAAGCTGTGCTAATGTAGGAATATTTGTAGTATCTGTCCAATTTCCCGAATCATCTTTAATTTCCCATATTCGTTTTCCAGCCTTATTCCTTAATTGTTCAAACCCATAATTATATTTTTGTGTTGGCGTTACATTTCCTTCATAATAAGGATCAACATATAAGTACCAATACCCAGCCTCTTTTAAATCTTGGATTTGTTTAAGTACTTCATCCGCTAAAGCTTCCAATGCCATTAAAAGGGGATTGATGTTTTGAAGAGCAGATAAAAGTTTAACCACTTCCATGCCAGCACTTGCAAGTTTAAGAGTACTTTTAACAGTTTCTGCAAGAGCGGTAGCAGCAGCTGCTAACGTGGCAAGATCTCCCGCCTTCGCGATTTGATGAGGTTTCCATTCAGCTTTCGCTGTTAATAGTGCACTAAACTCAGCCATTTTGTTTTTCCTTTTCGGCTCTCTTCTCTCTTGATCTTAATACATTTTCCCATCCTGCTTTTTTTATTCCTATGATTTCCGAATACATTTCAGCAAGTTGTTTAGTATTTTCTAACAATTTCTTAATATCATCCCTTCGTAGTTCTGCTTCTTTCCAATTATTTTCTTCAGCCATTAGCTATACTCCTTCGCTCTACCATTAAGAATTTCATATTTGTTTCTAGCCTTTTTTACTAAATCTACTAAACTAGCCAGACTTTGAATATCTGATATTAATTGCGTCATCATTTTAAGGTCTTTTCCTAGTAAATAATTACAACTATTATAAATTGATCTACCATAAGGAACCATACCGCCAGTAGTATTTGCTGTTGGAATCGCTGACACATAAATTGCTGGCGCCGAACCTCTTGTAGTTGATTGAGTTCCAGAACGAGTCGGCACACCAATACGAGTATCTATTTCTGTAACTCTCTTTCCACAGTTAGTACCAAATGTTCCTACCTCTGTATGAAAGGCGGCCCATGTAGTATTCGCAAAAGTTATAAGTATTCCTTTTCCAGAATTACTATTATTAGGCCCTGTTCTATTTTGACCAGAAAGAGTATTACGAAATGATGTTAATGCAGATTGCAATCCTGCTAAATCGGTTGCTCTAAGTTCATCAGCCGCAATATAGGTATCGAATGCATTGTCACTTATACCACTTACACCCGCTTGTGCTGTATCTACATCTATGACCGGATCACGAAAATTAATAGTATCCATTAAATCAACTACTGAATCACTTATAAATTGCACATCAGTATTCACCGACATTGATGCCTCATATATGTGTTTCTGTGCAAAATTATATTTACAAGCATAGACCGAAACATCTGTGGCCGTTGTGGCAGTCCAATTAGACCCAGAAGTGGTGGTAACAGATTCATAATGATATCTATTAACATAAATTAAATTATCTGAACCAATAGTATAATAAGTACCTATAGTTGCATTTGCAGTGGGCGCGCTTGATGATCCACTTGTAGCCGCGGTTGTTGTATTAGTATCGGCCGGAATGTCTGTTGTACTACCCACAGAACAAACAACTCCATTTGCAGTAACGGATGCTGTCTGTACTCTAGTTATAGTATCTGTCAATCCAGTTTTGGCGAGAGCAGAAGGTGGTTCTCCAACATTAGGCATAGGGTGTGAAGTACCAACAGTAACCGTACCACAAGTATACTGTGAAGTAGATGGTATTTCATAATAGAATTTTTCTGCGCTGTCTGTAACATATCTGTTCTCTGGTAAGGCTCCAGTCTCATCCGCTCTTTTTACATCCCACCTAACATATCTTCCTGTGGGAATATCATCTTCACCTAATCCAGTAGGTTGTGTTCCTACAATTTCACCATTATCTACTGCATACGACTTGACGGTGCTTCCCATTGCTGGAAAGAATGGACTTCGTTCTATGTAAGGATATGAAGTTCCATTATATTCTTTTCCTTCAGAAACCCAATCACCCCTTGAGCTCTTTGTCAAATCATTCGATGCATTTGCACTTCCATTATCTGGATCAAAGAAACCAAGTAGCCCTATGAATTGAGAAGTATTAGCATTTAATAAAGCATCTGGGCCCGCGTCTGCAGAACTATAATCACCGGCATCATCACCAACCGGCATCCAATCTTCATTTGTTACTAATCCCTCTCCTACTATTTCTACTTGACAAAATATATCATTCTCTGCATAACCAAATGGTACACTATTTACAGTAAGAGTAACCGTTCCAGTTGTTGTTGCAATTCCTGTATTACTAAGCCGGAGTTTACTATCTGCAGATTTCACTCCTGCGATTGTTACATTATCATCCGGAATACCTGTGCCACTAATTACATCACCATATTTGATTTTAGAGATATCACTATCAGAAATTCCTGTCACTTCTATACTATTCTCTGTAGTTGTACCGATAATAGTAAATGTGTTCACATAGTCAGTATGTCTCTTTAAATAAAACTTTTGACCAAATGCAGCACCTAATGTAGTATAACTGGTATTACTACCCTGATCCAAATGGTCTTGTAACGACATAGTATTTAATTCTTTATACGTATTTTCATTTTGTATTGCTACGCTGGCAATGTTCGCTTTAGCAAAGTCTGCGTTCCATGTTCCTACTTCAGTTGTTACATCTTGACCCCAAGCAATTGCATTACCAAAAAGGGTATCACTATCTGGTGTAGAATATGGAGTAATGCTATCATTAATGTCTATTAATTCTCCAGTTACTCTTGACCTAACTAGATAATAATCCCGAACATCAGTACTAAATGTATTACTACCTTGTGTCTGTGTTCCAGCCAAACTAGTTAAATTAATAGTGAATGTTTCACTAATATCAGTAGCCTTAATTCCCATAAAAGAAGTATTTGGTTCCGTAAGTTGAAGTGCTCCATTGACAGTTTCATAGGCAGGAAAATCAAATTTCTTAAAAGTGTGGCTTATAGTTTTTGCACCATAACATATAGCGCGTTGTTTTGCTAAACTTTCACATACTTGTGCAAGAGAATAACTAGCATCTAGAATAGACGGCTCCATCAATATTTCATCGGCATCTTCTAAAAGAAGATTGTTACCCGTACCCTGATCTTCCAATTGAATATAAAGAGCATAAGTAACAGAGATAAATTTTTCACATAATGCATTTAATCGTGTTTGAGCAAATTCTCTTGATAACGTAACAGAATCGAGAATTCCAGTACGTGAAGATAAATGAGTAGTGGGACTATCATCCAACTCTTTTTTTACTTCAATTATTTTTTTATCAATTGCTCCTGACATTGTTATATCCTATGATAAAGGTCCTGTAAATGGTACGGGTGGTGCACCAGGAATTAACCCACTCACTACCCATGTTTTTGTCCATGTGTCTAATATGTCTGCCAACTCTTTTGCGAAATTCATTCCCGATGCTTGCGGACCGGAAAATAATTGTATTAACGGTGATATATGAGAAGGTGGTACAACCGGCGGTCCAATTTGATTTGTAGACAAATATGTTAACGCCATAGATGATAATGCTGTTGCTATTTGAGATCCTATTGCTGCACCAACTGGAAGTTGCTGAGCAAAAACCCCACCTATTGTCATTCCACAAGGAGTATCTATTACATTTGTTGTGGGGAATCCTCCTGCATTTTGTCCCATTTTTAAATAATTAGCAAATGCTTTTGCGATATCTTTTCCGGGCTTCATCGGATCAGGACTAGCAGTTGAAAACGTTCCCATTAATTCACTAAACATTGTTGCTTTAACTAGTGGCATTATTCAAAACTCCCACCGACTTTCAATGATTTCAATAAGGACAGTTTAGCGGTAGCTGGAGGCATTGGTGGTCCTGATGGCCCTGTTCCTGTTGGATGTGTATGTTCTAATACTATATCTATTATCTCATCTAATATCTCTTTCAATGTAGCAATTAATCCAGCAACTTTTACTTTACCTGAAGACCCCACCGTTACCTCACCTAATAATCCTTGTAAGGAAGCATCACCCCCACTACCTAATTTAAGTGTCGATAATAGACTACTCATTTGAGCACTTCCTACCACACTAGAAAAGTCTATATTTCCCAATAAGGCAGTACCTGAAATACCAGTCGTTCCCAAATTAGAATTTAATTCAATATCACCGATAGGTTTTATTGCTATAGATGCACCTAACCCAGCGAGCCCTAAGTTCATTTCAATTCCACCTGAAACTATATTATCAGTACATTCCATTCCAATCTTACCTAAAGTGGCAGTAGTCTTTTTAGCATAACCCATTGTCATTGATGGTAACACTCCAAATATAGATTCGTTTATCGAATCAGTAATATTGAGTGTCATTCCCCCACCAGTTTGCATACCGATAGAACCTTGAGCATTTAAACTATACGAACCAGTTTGATAAGTTAGTTTTCCACCTACTGTCACCTTTGAGTCACCTGTAGTTGTTTCAGATGCGGCGGATGATTTCTTTTCAATAATAACATTATTGGCTGATAGAGTAAGTGTCTCTGATGCCCTTAATGTCATTTTACTGGCTATTAAATTAATTGCTCCTAATGTATTATTAACATTAAATCTTCCTCTTTTTATTGCAATAGAATAATCACCATCAACCTTGTCCACCTTATTACCAAGAATATAATTTTCTTGTGAACCATCAATAGTCGTATAATCACCCGCTTCAATATGTGTATATTTTGCCCCCAAAATAATATTATAATAATTGTTTACTATTTTATCAACCTTAATACCTACTGGATGAATTTCAGTAAAAGTGCCTGTTCGATGATACCAATGTAATCTTTCCCTATTAGGTGTATCATCCATTTCAATAACGTGACCACTTTCAGTTTGGTGCACATGATTATATGGATAGAGTGCTTGCCAGGGACTTGGTGGTTCAGACCAAGATTTACCATCAGCAGTCGGAATATTCATTTGTCCTGCTTTACGGTTTTCCATTTTTTCAAATACAATACCTGAAACTCTTGGATCACTCGTATCAGTATTCCCACGAATACCTCTTGCTAATCTATTTGTAGTGGGTTCTTTTAAATAATCTAAATTTCTAGTTGATGATATTGCTGTGTTTGCTAAACCCGTATCAGGATATGTTGATCTAAGTGACTGTTCTACAACCTTAACAGTAAATGGGGGAGTCGTTGTATTGGGACCAGTTGTTCCAATCAAAGATTTTACTGAACTCTCTTTCTCAAGAGTAGTAGAGGCCGAAACTGAAACAGTTTGTACATCTTCAGTAGGATCAGGATTTGCATTGTGAATAATGGTTGCTGGTTCTCTGGGAACCAAATCAGCTTGAGGATTATAGAAAAGATCTCTCTTTCCCCCCTCATCTGGAAACATTGGATGCCCGACATCTCCACCCTCTAATCTTGGATCAAGAAACCCTCTACCGCCTATTGCGGTTCCATCATTATTAATTCCTTTTGCATCTAATTCTGGAATACCACCAATTGTTCCAAAAAACATTGGTTCTTGTCCGTCTTCTCCATCACGATAGAAACCAATTACCCATGTGCCCTCAACTGGACCTAATGGTGTGGAACCGACCCCTGTTTGACTTGCTGAAGTAATCGGCGCGACAGGATACGCCCACGGCAATCCTAAAGTGGGTTGATCATTCTTGTTTTCCGAATGCCACCCCAAAACTCTAATCTTACATCTTCCAAGATACAGCGGATCATGGCGGTCTTCGACAACTCCTTGCCACCAAACAAATCCACCTTTTCCCATAAAGTATGCCATAGTATTATCCTATCTTTGTGATGGTGGTAGCGACTGAGTAATACTTGTTGTATCATCAGCTTCCGGTATTGATCTATCGTTTCCAGGTGGAACTTTTAATGAATCTTTTATACACTCAAATTCGATATCATATTGTTCTTTATTGAAATGATGGCGTAATTTAGTAATTAAATAATATCCACTTAAATACACATGATGTTGTGATTGTGTAATTCCGTCCCTATCTTCAAGATATGTTGTGGGTAATTTGAATTCTATTAAATCTCCTACTGCCCTAGTAGATAATCCAGGCGCTCTAATATTTAATTTAATATTACTAGCTTGTTGATTTTGTACTAATCGTGATTGCATCCATTGTTCTACTCTATTTGGAATAATGTTTAGACCAGATTTTATTTCTCCCTTTACACCTCTTGATCCCAGATCTTCTTTAAATCTAATATCATGTGCAAAATTTGAAGGATAAAAACTCATTACCGATTCAGGCGAACCTAATGCATCTTGTTTTTCAGTAGCTAATTTTCCTGTTCCTAAATGAGTAAAAGAATCACTAAAGTTTTTAGCATCGGCGGGTTGTCGTTGAGACTCTACTATTTCAACTGCACCGGTATCTGGATCTATTCTTGTTTCATCACTTACTGAAGTAGGATCATGCATATTAAAATCTAAGGTATCATATTTCATTCTAACCAAATCATGTGTAAGTAATCTATTTGCATACATTCCGGATGTTAGATTTTCAAGAACATCAAAATTAGAAGAAAATGAATATGCCGAAACAGCTGTCATTTCTATAGCAATATTTTTCTCTTCAGCTGTATTTGACCCCATTCGTTTTGGCTGTACCACATATACTTCTTTAACAGGGTCTGTTGGTGCTGTATATACTAATTCTGTAGGTGAGCCGGGTGCACCTGCTACTGTACTATATCCCATACCACCACCGGACATAAGAGTTTCCATAGAAATAAAAAAGAATCCTCTTATACTTTCATAAAAAACAAAGCTAGATCCAATTGCATGTTTACCCGCAGATACTGCTCTTGATGCCAAGAAATTAAAAGCCTTGAATGGAGTTTGATTTGGTATAATTAAATCTGTAAGA